ACAAGGGGAGCCATCTTCAGGTTCTTTTGGTAAGAGGCAATGATTTCATCTGACCAGATTTCTGGTACAAAAGTTGCCGCTTCTGTTAGGGCGGTATTACCCGCCGCGCCGGGATAAGTTGCTGTAGCCATGATAAATCTCCTTTAAAGGCTATTTTACTCGACCCTCTGCGTATGCTTGTAGAATTTCATCTGACAAAGCGTTGTAACGCTCTGGATCGTTTTTCATAAGTTTAATAATGTCAGCACGACGATAGACTTTTCTACGCGATCCTTCTGTTGTACCACGAGCATTGCCTGTAGTTGCAGACTTTACAGCACTTTTACGGGCTGCTTTCTCAGCTTGAGCCGTCTGCTGAACCACTTGATTACGTTCTTTCCAAAGCGTAAAAAGTTCATCAGCAGAGTCGTAATCATACCTTTGGTCTGCTTCTACAAACAGTTTAGTTCTAACCTTTGATCCTTTAATCCAATCAGCAAACTTAGGGTCTTGCAATATTGTTTCCATTTCTGGATGTTTAGATTTTAACTGTGCAAGAGTAGCCTGTTGTTTGTACTGTTGAGTGTAAGCTTCTGCTTCTTTAATTTTAGGATGGTTATCAATTGCCCTGTTTACAGCGTTTTGTGGGTCAACAAAAAAATCTACTTCATCGTCTTCTTGTTGCTGTTCTTGAGGTGCTGGTTGGTTTGAGAGTTCTGTCTGAATGTAGCTATCAACAACTTTTCGTAACTCACCTACTTCCGTACTTTGTTTGCCAGAAAATTTTTCTAGCTCTTGGTGCATCTGTACTAATTCTTCTACAGACTTACCTTGGTACTTTTCTGGAACATCAGGTTTTTGAGGTTGTTCCTCTTCTTGAGGAGTCT